TTGGGCGGCGCACCCAGTGACCTAGATGTAGACGAGTTTGGTGCTACAGATGCTGCTGTTGGCGGAACCGAGCCTGTAGGCAGAGAAAAGCGTTAAATGAGAGCCAAAGAGTTCGCTTTTGAGGGAGCATTGACTCCCTCGATTGCTAATTTAGTCGACACCTTAGATGATCTGCGTTCACGTACAGACCAGATACGTGTAGACAGTTTAGTGAATTTGGTTAGACGCAGACCTGGTAGTGAAATGTTCAACATTGACATTTTAGCCGATGCTTATAAAGAAAACGACACTGTTAAAAACATGATCAAAAACATCACCAATGATGACACTGGTGTGAAGTATGTGTATTTGAAAAATCTTTATGACAGCGATGACGAAGAACTGTTTCCAGACGAGCGCAATGATGATTTACCCGGGAAGCCTCATAGTCCTGAGCGCACCGTGGCCAATATGGCAAAAAGAGCTAGTCGTAAAAGAACCTAATAGGTTGCCATTTGTAAATTAGTATGCTATAATCCTAGTATGCTAAATCCAAAATATAACTATAAACAGATCAATAGAGAAACATTAGACGGAAGGCGTTATTATGTAACGCCAACCGGCGAACGTGTTCCTAGTGTTACTACCATATTAGACCGCACCAAACCTGCCGAAGCACGTCAAGCACTAGCTGAATGGCGAAAGCGTGTAGGTGAAGGAAAAGCTCAACAGATCACCACCGAAGCTGCTAATCGTGGAACCAGGATGCACAAATGGTTAGAAAACTATGTTCAGACTGGTGATCCAGGCACGCCTGGTACTCATCCTGAAAGCCAGCGCAGTCATCGTATGGCAATGAAAATCATTGAATCTGGTTTCAAAAATGTTTCAGAGGTTTGGGGCAATGAAGTACCTTTATATTTTCCTGAACTGTATGCTGGTACCACAGACTGTGTAGGTGTACATGGGGGAGACGAAGCCATACTAGATTTTAAACAAAGCAATAAGCCTAAACGCAGAGAATGGATTGATGATTATTTTCTGCAACTAACTGCTTATGCTCTTGCTCATAACGAAGTACACGGTACTAACATACGCAAAGGTGTAGTAATGATGTCGGTGCGTCCAGCAGATGGAGCTGAACCAGAATATCAGGAGTTTGTTCTGGAGCCCGGCGACTTTGATATGTGGACTCAACGGTGGTGCGATCGTGTAAGCGAGTACTATAAATTACGGTAAATACTCTAACAAGGGTTAAGTATGGCCGTACAACAAATAAGTCAAGTACAAGTTCGCAGCGGATTATATCAAGATCTAGGACAACTAGCTCGTGGTGAGTTCGGTTGGGCCATAGATGAACAACGCCTATTCATTGGCAATGGTACAGTAGATGAAGGTGCACCTGTGGCGGGTGTATCAGAAATTGTTACCAAAAAATACCTAGATAACTATTTTACCGGTGGGGGCGGAGGCAGTGGTACTACACCAGGCAGCACAGTAAACACCACAGCGGTATATGAATTTGCCTATCGATTCAAAGGTATTCAAGGAAACTATGAAGTACTGACTGGCCCAGATTCAGCTACACCTTACTCACGTACTCTACAAAAGAAGTTAGATGACATTGTAAATGCCTTAGACTTTGGTGCTCGGGGTGATGGTCTAAACGACGACACTGCTGCTATACAACGTGCTATCAATCAAACCTACAGTAGACAAAACAGTTTCACAGATCCAAGAACAAGACGTGTGATTGAGTTTCATGCTGGTACATACTTGTTATCAGCCGAACTGCGTTTGCCCCCTTATTGTGTACTGCGTGGGACCGGTCGCGATGGAGTGATTTTTAGACAGACTAACGATCTTATTATCAATACCATACGTACATCAGATAGTACCGGCGGCATTGGAGCTGGTATAGCTAGTGCAGCCAGTCCACCTGGTCCGGTAGAAATTAGTAATATAAGATTTGAAGGTAACCTAGTAACTGAAAAATGTCTTGTTCGTATTGACAGTGCAAGCGATGTTGTGATAGACAACTGTACATTTTACGGTGCCTTGGTTAGGCCAACCAACAATGACTCTGCTACGGCAATACACATAACATCACAATATAAAGTCACCAATCGTGTTACCATACAAGATTGTAATTTTGATGGTAGTGCTCTTGGAATACGCATAGTTGACACTGTAGGCACAGAGAATGTGCTCGTACACAATTGTTTATTTAAAAATCTTGTACATGCTGTACACGCTAGTACGGCCTCGCCCAGTCTAGCATTAGGTATGAAGATTACTGCCAGCAGGTTTAATGATATTCAGCGTGAAGCAGTTTATACTGAACGCTGCGGTGCGGTAACTAGCTATCTTAACACTTATGTCAATGTAGGAACTAATTATTTAAATTTTAGTGCAGTCAATGCCAGTTCAGATCTAAGACCTGTTATTAGATTTAGTGGTAACAGCAGTTATAGTTTCGGTGATGCATTTTTGCGTCCAGCAGATAATCGATTTAATATATCAACCGTTGAGCATGGTGCAGCAGCCGTAGTTAGCATTGACACTGAAACTGGTCAACGTCTTGGATCAAGGTATCAAACCATTGGGAAAAGTCTGTTGTTTAATCCTAATTCAACTAACTATATAGTGCTGAACCAAAGATTCTTAGATGGCATAGTACACTATAGCATTGAAAGAAATAATCATAGACGCAGTGGTTTATTAAATTACACAGTAAACACACTAGATAATTCAGTTTGTTTCAGAGAAAGTTTTACAGAAACAGCCAGTGTAGATATAAAGGTAAATCTCATGTACACAACTCAATCAGGCAGTACCGTACGGTATCCCATGCTCAGTGTTCAAGTAAGCGGTGATGTTACCCAAAACGCAGTATTCACCTACGACGTTAAATCACAGTCAAATAGAAATGAACTAGGCTCAGCTCTACTAGCCTAAAATCAATATGTGGAATCATAGACCCGAAGAGCGTCTTCGTGAGTGGCGTTCTTTTCGAAATCGCATCGGCGAACTAGAGCTAGAAACTGCTTTAGATCAAACAGCTCATTTATGGAGTTATGCTCCGTATGTTACACATTATCTGGCAGATGATCTTGTTTCAGAATGGCCAGATCCCTGGACGTTAGTGCATGAAAACTACTATTGTGATCTTGCAAAAGCTCTTGGAATGCTGTATACTTTATATCTTTGTTCTCATTGGAACAAAAGCATAACAGATTTGGAAATAAGAATATATAAAAATTTGGATAGCAACGATATTGTGAATACTGTATGGGTAAATCGTGGGAAATATATACTTAATTTGACCTTTGACTCTGTAGTAAATAAGAATCTCGTCAACGAAAAATACAAACTAAAGCACAGGTACGGAATTCAAGATCTCAACTTGAACCAATATTAGAATTATAAGGAATCAAAAACAATGTCCCAGATTTATGTCATCAAACGTAACGGTCAAAGGGTACCATTAGATATATCAAAGATACAAAGACAAGTATTACACGCATGTAGAGGAATTGATGCAGTTAGCCCTAGCATGATTGAAATTAAAGCGCAGTTAGAATTCCATGATGGAATGACCACCAGAACCATAGACAACCTATTATTACAGAGCATGGTTGGTCTTATAGATGAAACAGAAAACCCCGAAATCAATAATGTCAATTATCAATATGTAGCAGGTCGGCAACGCCTTAGCATGTTACGTAAAGAAGTCTACGGCGAATACGATCCTCCTAAACTTTACGAGATTGTAAAGAAGAATGTAGATGCCGGAATGTATACCCCGGAATTGCTAGAGTGGTATACCCAAGATGAATGGAATATTATTGATCTGTTTATTGATCATCACAAAGATGAAAATTATACTTTTGCTGCTATTGCACAGCTATGCGAAAAATATCTAGTACAAAATCGTGCCACTGGGCAGGTATTTGAAACTCCCCAGGTACGTTATGCCATTGCTGCTGCAACTGCGTTTCATGCCGAGCCTAAAGATAAGAGATTGAAGTATGTAAAGGACTACTATGAGTGCGCTTCAGATGGCCATTTCACTCTTGCCACCCCTGTGCTTGCTGGTCTTGGCACTACTACTAAACAGTTCAGCTCTTGCGTTCTTATCAGTAGTGATGATACCCTTGATAGCATATTCGCAGCTGGCGAAATGATGGCCAAATATGCCAGTAAGCGAGCTGGTATTGGTTTAGAGATTGGTCGTATTCGTCCGCTTGGTGCTGCTATTCGCAATGGTGAAATCAAGCACACTGGACTAGTGCCATTTATGAAAAAATGGTTTAGTGATCTACGCTCCTGCAGCCAAGGTGGTATACGTAATGCGTCATGCACAGTGACCTTTCCTATCTGGCACGCACAGTTTGAAGATCTTATTGTGTTAAAAAACAATCAAGGCACAGAAGAAACTCGTGTTAGACAAATGGATTATAGCGTAGTAATCAATGCTATGTTTTGGCGTAGATTCAAAAATAGAGAAAACATTACCTTGTTTGATCCACATGAAGTGCCTGATCTATACGAAGCCTTCTACAGGAATACTGCGGAATTTGAAAGGTTATACACCAAGTATGAGCACGATGCGACAAAAAAGAAAAAGGTACTACCAGCGGACGAGATCTTTAAGAATGGCATTCTTAAGGAACGTACTGACACTGGTCGCATCTACCTTGTGTTCATTGACAACGTTCAGCGTCAAGGTCCGTTTGACACAGAGCTTGATCCAGTATATCAATCAAATCTTTGCCAAGAGATACTATTACCCACGAGACCTTTCCAGAGGATTGAAGACGCT